ACTGACAAGCACGCCGATCCACTTCTTTGACGTTCCTTCAATCGAATATGCAGTTAAACTGTCGATATCACCTGAAATGACGTAGCTTCCGCCGGTATTGGTCATCGTGACTGCCTCCTGGTTTGCTGCTGCTGTTACAGCCGACGCATTATCCGGGACATTCTCAGATGAAATAAGCGAAGCGGAAACCAAAAGTTTTTCACCTTCTGAATCAAAACTTATATCCTCGTCTAATGAATCAGGAAGCACATAGCCGGTAGATCTCGTTGACATATAATCTGCGGCTTTTATAGCATCAGCCAGAGAACTGTACTCACACCTTGTTCGCCAGTTACCCTTTTCGTCAGGATAAGCTTTTCCTGAGATCGTCGGCGTACCAAAAGTAATTGAGTCGTTTGTTGTTTCGTATGATTCTTCAGGCAAATCAAACTTTACACGATGAAGCAAACAAGCAATATATTTTGTTACACCGTCAACAACTTCGCCGTAAACATAAGAAAATGTTCCGAAACATTGCTCATCGCTGACCTTATCAACGTATAAAGTTTTGCTGCTTACTGTACTCGGCGCAATACCGTACATAGCCTGAAAAGCCGACCATGATAACGTCGTTGTGTTCAATGTGATATCTGCATATTTAAAAATCTTCTTGCTCTCGGCTATTTCATTGTCGCCGTGCAGTTCACCTTCAGCATACTGAGGCTTAACTTCAACCTTAATCATCTTACCGAGTGAAGCTTTTTTTGCTGAATTAGGCTTTAAACTGTCTGTGAGCTTGTTTGATTGAAGCCCGCAAAAAGTAGGTTTACAAGCAGAATAAAAAGCCATATCTATTCCTCCTTAATTTAGTATTTTTTCAAATTCAACCATAAAATGGGTATAATCCGTATCGGATTCATAATCTTCGTAAGTGTCACCGAGAACAAATCCGGCGGTTTTCAAAAGATTTTTTAATTTTTTTTTCTTATTATCACGGTCAGAACGAACGTATATATGCGCTCTGCCTGTGCCGACCGTAATATCCTCGTCGTTATCACCAAAAAGAGCGGGTATTTCTTTCAATTCGTCGTATACGCCGTATTCAATATCTGTGCCCTCATAAACAGCGTTAAAGAAGGTCAGACCGAGCGGTGCAAGCGTTTTATCAAGCTCGTCGATAAGAATCATATACCCGCCTCCTGTTCATAGACTTTTTGCATTATATCCGCAACTTCGTTTTCCGTCGCTTTTACGACATCGGCAACAACAGGCGTTGCCGCCTGCCCTGATTTGCCGAATTCAATCGCTGCCATCTTTTCCATATTCCTTTCCGGCTTTTTTCGAGGATATGTTTTGCCGTTTACAATCATTGTTTTGGATTTTCCTGTCGGTCTGACAACGCAGGAGTGTCCGCCGTGCTTGGAGTTATACTTCGGCTTTGTCGCTTTAACCGCTCTTGAAAGCTGACCGGTCCGGTCATGCTTCTGCAAGCGGCTTTTCATTTCGTTAACCACGATCGGAGCGGCGGCGGTTATCATCTTTTCGGCAAATTCGTCGATATTCTCAATATCTTTAAAAAAATCCTCCGGAATGTTTGTCTGAAAACTTGCCATATCAACACCTCATGTCAGAGCAGGTAAGCTCTATCAGATACTCGTCGCGGATATACGCTTCTTTGACTTCATAGCGTTTTGCGTTATGCTCAAGATACTGCTCGCCGTCGTACTCGTCACGATACATAACCACCGTGAGAGATGCCCTGTAACCGAGCTTCTGCGCTGACTCTCGCTGTACCCTGTACGGTGAACGAACTAAGGCAAAAACTTCCCTCGAAGACGAAACAGCGAAAGCCGGATAGCCTTCGCTGTTTTTGACAACACTTCCTGTCAGCAGAGATATTACATTATTCATCATAAGAAGCCTCCCGGCGAGCTAACTGCAGATTTGCTCGTAATTTTTCATACCGTTCCCAGAACATGGCCGAACGAGCTGTATCGGCAGTATAATTCGCCCTGCAATAAAGCTTAATTGCTGTCTGTATAGTTTCGTCGCCTTCGTCGGCATGGATGCCGAACATTTCGAGATTTGCTATACATTCATCAATCTGATTTTTAATATCGCTGTCAAGGGCTGTGTGAGTAATGCGCAAATCCTTTTTTAATCTGTCAACAGTGATTTGAAGTGCCATTTAATTCAACCTTTCATCAAGAGCCTTTTGCAATAGTATAAGCAACAAAGCCGTTCTGTACAACAACATCGCCGCCGAGCTCAACATCACCGCGAATGGTATCCATAAGCGAAGTGAAAGCAAAGTCTTCCGAAACTTTGATCTGATAAGGTGAGAAAAGATCAAGCTCGAAGCACTGAGGATTACCGTAAAGCATTGTGACAATTGCCGCAGAACCGGACTGCTCAGTGCCGCTGCAGGCGGTAACATCATCGCAAAGACAATACTTAACTGACAAGCCGCCGTCTTTAATTATTCCTGTTGAAGGATTAGCCCCGTCAGGAATAATCTCATATACTGCTTTTTTCTCATTTGTACCTCTGACGTCACCGAAAGCAAGAAGGTCGGTTTTGTTAAGGAACAGAACAGCGTTGCCGAGTACAGCTTCATCACCACCGTAATTAAGTACAATGTTTCTGAGCGTTTTGTCGTTGATTACGCCGCTTCCAGAGCTGAGTGCAGCCGCAACATTTGTGTTAAGAGTGGAAGCTTTCATTGCAGCAATAACGATTGATACAGCCTTTTTGCGAAGAGCAAGGAACGCCTGTTCCTTAACTTTCGCCTCATACTGTAAAGGAGTCTGCTTCTTTGCCTGCTCGGAAATCTGAGCATATACGGCTACATTGGTAGGCGTAATTGTTACATATCCGAAAGTAGCTTCTTTGGCTGTTGCTGCGCTTCCTTCCGTCTGCTCTGCCGCTGCGGCTGATTCTGCTGCGATATAAGCGACTTTGTTTGAGCCCATACCCTCACAGTTAACGATCTTAACCATGTCAAGGATTGAGCTGTGAGCGCCTGCAAGGTCATTGATTCCCGAAACACCTGTCGGTGTTGCGAGTGTACCGCCCGAAACAAGAGCAGCTCTAACTTCGGTGTTTTCAACAGTCATTCTGCCTGATTCGGCGAATTTCTTCGCTCTTGTTTCCGCCTCGTCACCCTCGGAGTTTTTTCCGGATTTAACAACAACGCCTGCCGTGCCGGACGCAATTTTTGAGCGAATGTCATTTCTTCTCTGAATGTCAGCTTTGATTTTGTCGCGTTCCGCGATAAGTTCGCCGACTTCTTTTTCAAGTTCGGCTGTTCTTGCCTCGTCGGCATCGTCAAGCTCTGACTCGATAGCTTTGAGTCTTTCTTCGATTTCTTTAAGTCTGTTCATTTTCATGCTCCTTTTAGCTGAATTTTTAATTTGAGTTTTCTCTTTTTTATATCAAGCTCGGCATCTCTCCGTACCTGTTCGCTGATCAATCCGTCAACAAAACTGCGAGCGTTGATTTGTGTGTTATCGTTTGCGGGCAAAGAAACCGCTGAAACGTCGTAAATCTTTTTTATGCTGAGATGAACATATGTATGTGTTTTTTTATCGTAATACCAATTTCCCAGCCGGAAACGCCAGGACATTTTCGTTATCATGCCGGCTTTTATTTCCTCATACAGAGTCCTTGCGCTCTCTGTTTTTGAAAGATCAGCCCATATTTTCAGGCCGACATCGTCAAGCTCGACTTTAAGTGTGCCGTTGCTTGTTCTTGCAAAAACACGTCCCTCATGGTCGAACTGCATTATAATATCCGTCATATCTGCTTCATCAAAGCAGCTCTTTTTAAATTCTTCTTTCACTTCGCCGTATTCATCTTCAAAAAGAACATACGGCTCATATTTTGCTGCGTAGCCCTCAACTATATAGGTCTTCTCTTCTGCATCCTGCTGCTCTCTTGCGGAAAGCGTAATGCACATTATTCTTTCCTGTGCGGCATCTTTTAACTTTGTTTTATTTTTCGGTGTCAATACTATCGTCCTCCTCTTTGTTATTATCATCAGGCTCATTGCCGGACTCATGAAGTTTTGAAATTTCTACATATTCACGGCGAATATATCTCTTGTCGCCGCCTTCGACGTGCGGCATGTTCCATATATCCATTACATCATTTATTGAATATATTCCACGGTCAAACATCTGACTGGATGCTTGCAGCTTGTCAGCATTGCTCATATACTGCAGCCGGTTTGAACTCCATACAATGCCGTTGTTCCTAGAAATTTCGGCGGCAGTATAAGTCATCATAGTCATTGCCTGTGACAACTGGAGCGCAAAAGGCTCGATTTTGCCCTCATAGTACCCTGCCCACACTTCGCCGCTGCCTTTGTTCTGCAAAATTTCCTCGTTGCATCCGAAGTAATCAAACACCCTTGTTTCGATTATTTTCATCTGTTCCGGGTCAATAGCTTCGGGATTGCTCTTTATCTGCTGCACATTTGTCCAGTTGTTCGGGAAAAGCGCCATTACACCGCCTTTCTTTCCGAATGTGTTTTCAACAAAATCCTGCCGTTCTTTAACAAGATCCTCATATTTTGTGAAATTGTTAACCGTTGCCATAAACCGGAAGGATGCGGAATTTTTTATATTCTCGCTGATCCCCTCATTTTGCGTGTTGATAAGCTGTAAAGTCTGATTCAGCGCAGTGTTCTTTTCACCGTAAAGGTCATCACGGTAGAGGTATTTGCTGACTATTCCTACCCTTTCAAGCTCGATCGCTGCGTCCTGACCGTTTGCAAATGAATATTTCAGATAAGGCGCATCGCCGTATTCTACAAGCTCGGTTGTCTGCGGCAACACCGGATAATAGCCCACTATTTCCTCATATTCATCAAGAACAGGAACAATAAAACAAGTGTTCTGTGTTTCATATATCGTGGCAACTTTATAAAGGAACTGCGACGAGGCCATTAAAAAATTAGGCTTGCCGTCAAGCAGATTTTTTATACC